AAATAATGAAATCCCGTTGGTAAAACAGATTATGCAATATCAGGTGTTTTACCGACATAGTTATGCAACCGCAGAGGCATAAGCCATGAAAAAGCACGATTTAAAACGCACCATCGAGCCGCAGCACGGTGGTACGCAAACACTAGACAAGGCGGGCCGGGTGATCACCCCAAAGGGTGCTGACAAGCCAGCCGCTGACACTACCAAACCGCAAGAGGTTGCCAAACATGCTAATTAAAAGAGAATTAATTCTGGTCAAGATTGAGACGATTTACAACACCGACTCTGTCCCAGCCGCTGCCACCGATGCAGTGCTGATATCGAACCCGTCCTGGGCGCATGAAGGCGCGCGCCGGCTGGATCGTAACCACGTCAAATCAACGCTGGATACGCCCAAAAAGAAATATGGCGGCAGCCTCAAATCCATGTCATTCGATATGGAAATGAAAGGCTCCGGAGCCGCTGGCACCGCGCCGGAAATGGCTGGTGCTCTGCGCGCGTGCGGGCTGGGTGAAACCGTGGTTGCTGCAACCAGCGTTACCTACAAGCCGGTCAGTACTTCGATCGAATCAGCGACGATTTACTATTATCAGGATGGCAAGCGCCACATTCTCACTGGTTGCCGGGGAAATGTGTCGTTCAATATGTCTGCGGGTGAATACGGTGTTGCCAGTTTTAGCTTTACCGGGCACATCGGCACCGTGGCCGATGTCGCTTTGCCCACCGGCGTATTCGACGCCACCGAGCCGGTGCCGCTGATCGGTTTAACTTTCACCGTCGCAGGGTTTGCGGCCAAAATAAACACGCTAGATTTTTCGCTTAACAATGCTGTCGTCACCCCGACCAGTATCAGCGGAGCCGATGGTTTCGGCGAGATCCGCATCGGTGGACGTGATGTATCCGGATCGTTCGACCCAGAAGACGAATTGGTTGCCACTAAGGATTTTATCGCCGAATGGGCCGCCGATACCGAAAGCGCACTTAGTACCGGGGTGATTGGTTCCGTGGCTGGCAATCGCTACCAGGTCACCATGCCCGCTATCGCCTATCGCGATTTGTCACCTGCTGACCGTGACCAGGTGCGCACGTTGCAAATCGGTTTCGGCGCTGGCATCAGTGCCGGTGATGATGAAATCTCTCTGGCGTTTACCTGATGAGCATCAAAGCACTCGAAGGCCTGGTGCCAACTTGGTACACGCCCGCCGGGCAGGATGAAGACGACAAGCCGACAAAGTTTAAGTGCCAGCCGCTCGATGGCCAGCAATACGCCGAAGTGTCGGATCATGTCAAAGTCGCGGGCAGTCGAATCGTGATTTCTGCCGAAGGTCAAAGCCTGTGCCTAAAGTACGGCTTAATCGACTGGGAAAATTTTAACGACTCCGCTGGCCCGGTCGCTTTCATACCGTCAAATCATCGGTTGATTCCATTTGCCACGCGGGTTGATTTAACCGTGCATATTTTCGCTAGTTCGTCCATGAGCGGAGAACAGGAAAAAAACTAATGATTGCCATCGAGGTCGCGAAGCATGCGACTAGCTTTGATTGCAGCACCTGCCAACATAAAAATTGCGATTCCGATGGCAGTCGCCCTGGCAGTAAAGGACCCGGATTTGCCGGTCAATGGGAGATTAATGGCGTGATCAAATCGAATACCTGTTTATTGCCGATGATCTCTGGTTTTTCACGCGAATGCCTGAAGCTTTATTCATTTTATAAGCAGGGTATTTTAATTAGCACCGGCGGTTTTTATGACCAGCCGAATCTCTACACGCAAGCAATGGGTTTGATCGATGGCCACGCAGCATAAGTCAGAGCTAGTTCTCACCGCAAAAGACAAAACCCGTGCGACCTTAAAAGGCGTCGAGAAAAATTTCGGACAGCTCGATGGACTGGTGAGCAAGCTGGGGTTCGGTTTTGCCAGTCTCGCCGGGGCCACCGGCATCGGTGCCGTTATCACAGCGCAAGCACGGGGCGCAAAACAAACGCTGGCTTATGCGGATGCGTTAGGCGTCAGTACCGAGGCATTATCAGCATGGCAATTTGCCGGGCAGTCAGTCGGGCTAGAAAGCGACAAAATCGCCGACATCATGAAAGACAGCGCGGAGAAGATCGGCGACGCTTTCCGAAATAATGCGGGCGAAGCAAAAGATGCCTTAAACTCGCTGAATTTGTCGATTAAAGACATGGCGCAACTATCGCCAGACAAGCAATTGCTTAAAATTGCCGAGTCACTGGGTCAGGTCAGTACCCAGGGCGAGAAAGTGCAGATACTCGAATCTCTCGGCAATGATGCCTCTCTGTTGTTGCCGCTGTTGAAAGACAATGGCGCGGAGTTGAAGCGGATGATTGCCTTGTCCGATGAAACAGGCAAGACGCTCACGCGTATCGAAGCCGAGAAGCTCAACGAGGTTAATTTAGCGACACAGGAACTCAGCGCGCAGTTCGAGGGATTGACTCAGGAACTAACCACCGCCGCAGCACCCGCCCTGGTAACGGTGATTAATTTAATCCGGACTAGCATACCGGAGGCTATCTCATTTGCGCAACCAGCCTTTGAAGGCATCGGCAAGGATATTTTGCACCTATGGGAATATTTGAATCCCAGCGAAGTGACTGGCACTACTAGCCTTGAGGACGCTTTGGCGCGACAAAAGAAATTAGCTGATGAATTATCATTTGCGCAACATGCGGGTAATGACGTTGCGGAGGCGCGATATAAAAAGCAGTTAGACAGTCAAAATTTACTGGTTGATTCGCTGCAACGTCAAAAGAAAATACTCGAAGAAATGTCCAGTCGTAAACCGATTAACATACCGGAGCCTATATCAGTGGGCGACAGTGTCGGTGGCAGGGACTTATCCGCTGCTGACAAAGCCATGGCCGAAAAAGCCAAGGAACAAAAAGCGCGAGAGCTAGAAAGACAGGCCGAACGGCTGGTTGAGTTGCAGGCGCAACAGCGGGAAGCACTGCAAAATAAATTTAGTTTGTTGGATGATTCTTTGAAATCCGAAGAGCAACTAATAGCCGAAAGCCAGATAGCCAGACAGCAAATCATCCAGGATGCCGAGCTGGCTGGCATCGAAAGCATCGTCCCTTATAACGAATTACGCATTCAGGTTGCGCAGGAATATGAGGATAAAATCACGGCTCTCACGCTCAAAAACCTGAGCGCTCGCGAAAAGTTCCAGAAGCTCTCGGCTAAAAACCAGACCAAGCAAGTCCTTGGTGAACTCATCAATATGACCCAGGGCGTCGCGCAGCATAATAAGACGATGTTCAATATCAATAAAATCGCGGGCATTGCAAACGCCACGATCAGCACTTACGAGGGCGTCACAAAAACGCTGGCCGCATACCCGCAACCGCTTGCGGGAATACTCGCAGCAACGCACCTGGCAGCGGGTTTGGCGCAGGTTAGTGCAATCCAATCGACATCATTCGGCGGGGGTGCCGGTTCGGCACCCAGTCTGGCAGGGTCGGGCGGCGGATCTTCCACGGTCAACACTGTGCCGGTGAATCCATCATCCAGCCAGCAAAGCCAGCCGCAAGGCCAGCAAATTACGATCAACATCGCAGGCAGCGCCATCGGTGACGAAAACGTCCGGCAAGTGATCATCGAAGCTGTCGAAACCGCGCAGTCGAACGACGAAATCAGGATTTTAGCTAATGGCTAGTTTCACTTATACCGCCCTGCGCAATATCAAAGCTGGCCACACGCTTGGGGCTTCTTATGTCATCACAATCGACCTGCAATCGATTGACGGCGACATGCCAAAGGCGATCAAAAAAACCAGCGTTGCTTTGTCTGGTAACACGGTGACCACGTTGCACCGCATCGATAGAGTCATCCAGGTCAATACTGATTATGTTGCAATCACCGGTGGCACGCCGGATGTCGCGGACTTCGATGAGTTATTCGATAGCGTCGCCGCCGGGGAAACCTTCGTCTATAACAACGGCACCGCGCAGAACGTGAAAATGGAAAGCGACCCAGCGCGCTCGCGTGACGGCATTTATTACACGTACCGCTTTAAATTCCGCGTCGTATGAAACCAGAGACGGCAATTTTTAGCGAGCTGGCGGCAGGTGATGTGCTGGAACCGCGCTATGTCGTAGCGTTGTCATTTGATGATCTCGACACAGATATCACTTACCTGACCAGCCACGCGGATGCCCTGGTGCCGCCGGGCACGTTGGCCGCTGATCGTATCGACGGCGTTATCATCAATAACGGCATCAGCGGCCTGACTCAAAAAATCACGCCGGAGACGTCATCGCACACCATCGGCAGTGTATCGTTTAAGCTATTGGACGTTGCTGGTGCCATCACCGCAAAAATAAAGGCCAAGCTCGACGGTGGCGAAGGTCTGCGGAAAAAACGCCTCCAATTGTATGTCGGCTATACTGCATTGCCATCCTGGAGTGATTACAGCCTGCGTTTGACCTACCTGGTCGATAAGGAAATCAGCTACCAGGATGGCATTTATACGCTCACCAGTTCAGATATTAATCGCAGTGTCAAAAAGAAAATATTCGAAGCTGATGAAGCTAACCTGAATGCAACGATTACCAGCACCTCACCGACAATCCCGGTCGCTAACGGCACAGGGAAATTTAACCTGGTTGCGCATGATGCTAAATATGGATCGGAGATATCTGCAACGGTCGGCTATATCAAAATCGATGACGAAGTGATTGCTCACAGCGGTTTTACGGGTAGCTCTCTGACTGTCGTCACTCGCGGGGCGCTAGGCACAACGCCCGCCGATCACGAAGTAACTGCCATCCGCGATGATGAGAAAAAGAAAATCGAGGAGTATTTTTATCTCGAAATGGCCGCGCCAAAATTGATTTATGCACTGTTGACCGGTGTGCTGGTCAACCAGGCTGCAACGCTGCCTGCAAACTGGCACCTGGGCATATCAACCAGCTTTGTCCGCCTGGCGGATTTCACTGGATTGGGTGACGATTTCTGGAACTCGACCACCGACGATGGCCGCATGGTTCGATTTATCGGGCTTACATCAGCCACCGCGAAAGACTTTATCGAAAAAGAATTGCTCACCTGGCTGGGGGCCTTCATGCCGGTTTATTCCGACGGTCAGATTGGTATTAAACGACTGCAATCGGTGCTGCCCGAATCGGCCTTCGATGCTCAAATCGGCATCGACGATATTGTCAGTTACTCTGCGCTCAAGCATGACCAGGCGGCGGTGGTTAATAATGTTACGGTCAAATGGAACTGGGTAACCGAATTAGACCGCTATACAAAATCAATTCAGTTAATCGACAGCAACTCGATTAGCAAGCATGGCAAGGCCGAAAACGTCACGCACGAGTTTAAGGGCGTATTCGTCGGCATCCACAGTGATTCCGACGTGAATCAATTTTTCGCCGCGTTGCTCAATCGGTTTTCATCGCCACCGTTGCGTTTAAAAATCAGCGTGATGCCCAAATGGGCAGGCCTCGAAGTCGGTGACACAATAAAATTAAACTGCCCGTATATCATCGATTTGAACACCGGGGTCGGTGTTGATCGCACGTTCGAAATTCAGCAAGTGCAGGTCAATTGGCTCACAGGAAAAGTCGATTTAGATTTATTCGGTGGCATCGAAAAAGCGGCGGTGCAACCGCTATCGACCACGGATGTTATGCTCGATAGCTATTACATCAACGCAGGCATAGCGCTGTCTAGCGTTTTGACAATTGTTAATAATGTTGTCACAGCCAGCGGATCACTAGTCGGCGGCGGGTTGAATAGTGGAGGCACGTTTTATCACGATGGGCCGTTGACGATCAATGCCGGTGTCACAGTCACCATGTCGAAAGAAGTACTGTTGAAAATAAAAGGTTTTTTCGTCAATAACGGCACGATCGATTTGACCGGCGGCGGTGAATTCTACGGTGTTCTGGGTTCGACTACTTCGGGTAAGGGTTATTTATATGCAGTGGTTGATATACCCAGTCAAGGGTGGTATTACCATCATAGAGGCGCGCTTATTCCGGCCAATGTCGCGTCATACTCAATCAATGAAGTTCCTTTATATAGTCTTCAGAATATTGGAGGTACGTCATTGGCTGGGGCGCCTTACGCATTAAAAGGGATTTCCGGTCTGGCCGGTGCCGTTGCAGAAATAGTGAACCAGGTAACATCAACCAGCATTGTTACCGCAGCCGGTGGCGCAGGTGGTGTCGGTGGCGGTGGTTTAGTAGTCGTCAGTCGCGGCGCATCGATGGGGCCATCGGCGTCAATCATCACCAGCGGAGTGCCCGGTGGCATCGGTGCAATTGCTGGCCCTGTAACTATATTCAGTCCCGAGGGCATAGCAGCTACATCAGTCAGAGGCCAATCAGGTGCCGGTGGCTTCCCTGGTGGTGTTTTATTCTTGATCGATGGTAATTATTCGACCCCTGTTTTTACGCCAACTAATTTTATTGCTTTGCGTGGCGATTCGAATCCACCGGCGTTGGGTTTCAGTGAATACTATGGCGAGGATATCAACGATTATTCAAACTATTATCAGAGCGCGCACCGAATCCAGTCGATACCGCCACCGGTAGATAATTATACAGCTTACCCGATTCTGGTGGCGCGACAGGTGCCGCAGAATTCGTTGCCTGTTGCAATAGGCAGCGTCTTGCTTCAGGGGGATGTGCTAGGCACCGCCACTGCCGACGCTGCTGGTTTAATCACGATAAACACAACTCTAAATGCAGCCGTTGTTGATCCGTTGGAATATTGCCCCGGTTACAATTACACAAAAGTCAGTTCAAGCGTGTTCACTATCGACCTGGCCTCGGCTGCTAATTTATTTAGAGTGGGCCGACGATTAAAATTCGACAAGAACGGCGTTTTTACTTATGGCACGATAGACAGTCGTGATTACAACACAACAAACGCAAACGATACGACAGTTAATATGACCATGGAAGGCGCGGATGTAATACCAGCAATTCCTTTTGATGTTTGCCTGGTTAATAGCGCTGCGAACTGGAGTCCCATTGCGCTTGATCCGTTTGGCGGATCTCCGATCAATGATATCTGCACAGGGATTATAGGCAGCACTCAGTGGTGGTTCGCAGTCGGTGATGGCGGAAAAGTGGGGGTTAGTTCTAACAAAGGGCAAACATGGGCTATGTTAACCAGCGGGACGTCATCTAATTTAACCGCCTGTACTTATGATATTTTACACCAAACTTTTTGGGGTGGTGGTGATGCCGGGGTGTTGGTGTCAACGACCAACTGTACGTCTATCACCCTGGACACTACGAGCATACCGGCCGCCACAGCTGGTACGGGCACTGATAATATTCTCGACATGATTTATATCGAGACCGGTGACGCTGTTTTATTATTCAGTAACGATAGCGCCACCGGATTTTCCAAAATATATACTGTCGATCAGGGTGCTACATGGATAAACTCGGTAGGTGCCATAACCGGCCTTGTCGCAAAAACATTTATGCCTAGATTCACGGCGCCAAAATCAGGTGATGATTATATTGCTTGTGCGTCAAACTCCACATCAAGTTTGCTTTGGAATATTGGCGTATCAGATGCAAGCTCCCAAAGTCTGGACGGCGGGGCTAGTAACTGGTCATGCGCCTGGGCGGCGTACACTTTAAACAATGAAGCACGTTTATACGGTTTTAGTAATGGCAATATATATGGCGTGGCAAACT